TTTCTCAAAACAATACTCGGATTAGTCTCAGTCAACGACAAATCGGAGAACTTGAAGATGAAGTTCAAACAATTACCGAACGAATTAAAAACAGAAATACTGAGCATGAGAAGTTAGCAGAGTTTAAAGAGAACCTCCAAAAAACAATTGAAGACTTAGCAGACAGAAGGGAAGAGATTAATCATTACGATTTTGCCTATTCATTGCTAAGGGATGACGGAGTAAAGACAAAAATAATAAAGAAGTATCTACCATTCATTAATCAACAGGTAAATCGTTACCTTCAGTTGATGGATTTTTATATCAATTTCACATTGGATGAAGAGTTTAATGAAACGGTAAAATCACCGATTCACGAAGATTTTTCATATCCTTCATTTAGTGAAGGTGAGAAAATGAGAATTGATTTGGCACTTTTGTTTACATGGAGAGAAGTTGCTAGAGTAAAGAACTCTGTGAATACAAATCTTCTTATCATGGATGAGGTATTTGATAGTTCTCTTGATGGTTTTGGAACAGAAGAATTTCTTAAAATTATTAGATATATAGTAAAAGGTGCTAACATTTTTGTCATATCTCATAAATCAGATTTGCATGACAAATTTGAAAGTGTTATAAAATTCGATAAAGTAAAGGGATTTAGTAGGATTGTATCATGAAATTACATCGTAATGTATTGAGTCAAGATTTATTGGATAATATCTATAAAGAACTTGAATATAAAACAAAAGAACAATGTTGGTTTAATAATTGGTATGATTGGCCAAAACATTTAAGAGAAGGATATCCAGGAGTTACATTACAAAATTATCTTTGTGATGAGAATCATAATAGAATGGTTTCTGAAATTCAACATCTTTTTCCAAAGGTTCATTATACTACAGTAACTTCTCAATTTTATATGTGGATGAGAGGTTCAGGTATTCCTCGACATGAAGATCCTTGCTATTCTTTTACTGCAACTTTATATCTAAATAATTGGGATCCTGATTTTGGTGGTTGGTTTATTTGGAGAGATGAAGAGTCAGCAAAAACAGGAATTCATAAAGCCGTTTACCCTACAGCAAATTCATTGATGATAAGTGATCGCTTTGAAGATCATTGGGTAACACAGGTAACCCCTAATGCACCAGATCCTAGAGTGACCATTCAATTATGGGGAAAACATGAAAATACAGAGAACATACCCAGAGAATAATGGTATAATAAACCCATGAACACTCCAAACTGGCAGCATCACTCTAAGAAGGATGCCAAACGAAAACTTAAACCACAGGCACTACGTGCTGCAAGAGAAAGACGCAGACAGTTGATAAAGCGTCTACTGAACCCCACCAAGCGTGGGGTTTCGTCGTATAATACGTTCATAAGCGACAAATCCAATGCCAGTAAGACACGAAATTAAATCTCAACTTGCTAAACTTCTAGCTACTGAGGATTTAATTGTAGAACATAAAAATGTAGAAACTGCTGAGTTCAATGTTCAAACTCGTGTTTTATTACTTCCACAATGGGGTAAAGCAAGTAACCGTGTTTATGATTCATTAGTAGCACATGAGGTTGGACATGCATTATTCACACCCAATGTAGATCCTCCAAGACATATTCCTCATTCCTTTATAAACATCACAGAAGATGCAAGGATTGAGAAGTTGATGAAGCGTAAGTACATGGGTCTTGCCAAAACTTTCTATAGAGGTTATAGTGAACTGGCAGATAATGATTTCTTTGAAATAGATGGTAAAGATCTTAATACTCTTAGTCTTGCTGATAGGGTTAATTTACATTTCAAGATTGGTTCGTTCGTTAATATCTCTTTTTCATCTACTGAAACTCCGATTGTCAATTTAATTAAAGATGCAGAAACGTTTGATGAAGCCGTATCCGCAGCAGAAACGTTATATAATTTCTGCAAGCAGGGACAACAAGAGCAGAAACAGGAACAAGAGGTTAACGCTAAAGCGAATCTTGAAGCAGACGGTCAAGGTTCTGGGGTGGACAACTCTGATTCTACTGGGGATGATAGCGATACCGATTCTGGGGATGGTAATAGTATTAGCGTGGAAGATAGTGTTGGTTCTGACCATGATTCTTCCGTTAATAATCTTCCTCATGTAGATGATACTGTACCTGAAGAAGGTGATGATATTAACGATTTAGAACCAGATGTAAAAACTGTTGAATCTTTAGATAGAAAGTTAAAGGATCTTGTTGATAATGATGAGGTATTAAATGTATATGCTGAAGTTCCAAAAGTTGATTTAGATAAAGTAATTGTAAAAAATAAAATTCTTCATGAAAGAATTAAATTAGAGTGGCAAGATCATAAGGAATCTGAAGATACTTTTTATGAACCTGATGAAGAGTATAGAGAATTTAAAAGAAATGCACAGAAAGAAGTTAATTACTTAGTTAAAGAGTTTGAGTGTCGTAAATCTGCTGATGCCTATGCTCGTGCTACCACTTCTAAAACTGGTGTTTTAAATACTTCTATTCTTCATACCTATAAGTTCAATGAAGATTTATTTAAGAAGATAACTGTTCTTCCTGATGGTAAGAATCATGGATTAGTCTTCATTCTTGATTGGAGTGGATCTATGCAGTATGTTATAAAGGATACTTTAAAGCAACTTTACAATCTAATTTGGTTTTGTAGAAAAGTTAATATTCCATTTGATGTATATGCATTTACTATGGACTATCCACTTTGGACAGAGGAAGATGGTGTTCGCCACTCTGTTTATGAAAAAAGAGAAGGAGTTTTTCAATTATGTGATAATTTCTCATTGATGAATTTCTTTACAAGCGATGTAAATTCTAAAACCTTAGAAGAACAGATGCAGAACATTTATCGTATAGCACATTCTTTTACATCATATTCTCATTTTTTAATTCCTATTGGATTACGTCTTTCAGGAACTCCATTAAATGAAACTATAATGGCACTTCAACAGATACTTCCAAAATTTAAAGAAGAGAATAAGTTACAGAAAGTTCAGTGTGTAATACTTACTGATGGTGAAGCTTCACAATTAACATATCATAAAGAAGTTAAAAGGCATTGGGAAGATTCCCCATATCTTGGATGTGGATATGTTACTCGTAATACTGTTTTACGTGATAGAAAATTGGGAACTACCTATTCATTTAATGTTGATGGATGGGCACAAATAACAGATGTGTTACTTCGCAATCTAAGAGATAGATTTACTGATATGAATTTGATTGGTATTAGAGTTCTTTCTCCAAGAGATGGTGGTAATTTTATTCGTAGATATCACTACTATGGTAAAGAGTTTGATAGACTTACAAAGGATTGGAAGAAGGATAAAGCATTTGCTATTAAGGACTCTGGATATCATACATATTTTGGATTATCTTCAGCAGCATTAGCAAATGATGATGACTTTGAAGTGAAGATTGATGCTACAAAAGCACAGATCAAACGTGCCTTTGTAAAGAGTCTTAAAGGTAAGAAAATGAATAAGAAAATATTGAGTGAATTTGTAGAGTTAGTCGCTTGATAAAGTGTCCACTGGGGTCTCTATTGACCCCCTTTTTCAACTATAATATAATCAATTAAACAAACAACCCCATGGCTTTTGAATTAAAAATGACTGAACAAGAAGCAGTTGATGGATTAAGAGAAACATACGGAACAGAATTTACTACTGCTGATGTTAAGGCATTTTGTGCTATGAATGACATTGGTTATCAGACAGTTACTAAGAAGATACAGAAGTATAAAGTATCTAAAGGTAAGTGGAATCTTGAAATAACTCCACAGGCAGTTGAGAACATTGAAAAATCATTTAATGCTCCTGCTGTTCAACCAGTATTAGAACAAGATTTAGTTCCTGTAAAAGATTCTACTTTTGTTCCATTTGGTAGTTTTAAAGATGTTAAGAGTATCATTAAATCTAAACAGTTTTATCCTGCTTTCATTACTGGTTTATCAGGAAACGGTAAAACCTTTGGTGTAGAACAAGCATGTGCTGCTCTAAATAGAGAGTTAATTCGTGTAAATATTACAATTGAAACCGACGAGGATGATCTTATTGGTGGGTTTCGTCTTATTGATGGTAATACTGTTTGGCATAACGGACCCGTGGTGGAAGCTCTTGAGAGGGGAGCTGTGCTGCTTTTAGATGAAATTGATTTAGCATCTAATAAAATACTTTGTCTTCAACCAATACTTGAGGGTAAAGGATTATTCCTTAAAAAGATTGGTAGAGTTATTCAACCAGTAGCAGGTTTTAATGTAATAGCAACTGCTAATACTAAGGGTAAAGGTTCTGACGATGGTAGATTTATTGGAACTAATGTTCTTAATGAAGCATTCCTTGAGAGATTCCCTGTAACCTTTGAACAGGATTATCCAGCACCATCTACTGAAAATAGAATCTTAGGTGCTGTCGCTGCTCAATTAGGTGTTACTGATACTGAGTATTGTAACAGACTTGTAGATTGGGCAGACATTATTCGTAAAACATTCTATGATGGAGGTGTAGATGAGATTATTAGCACTCGTCG